AACCATGCACATAGTTATTCATTATTAAATGATACGATTGGTTTACCTGATAAAGAATACCAAGCCTTCCACGAATATAAAGAAATGGCTAACAAACATGAGTATCTTTTTAAATCTAAAGGAAAAGGTATAGAAGGATTAGCTAGAGAGATAGCTTGTTTTTCTGCTTTTGGTGAAGGACTACAACTGTTCGCATCTTTTGCTATGTTACTTAACTTTCAAAGATATGGAAGAATGAAGGGAATGTGTCAGATAGTTACTTGGAGTATTAGAGATGAGACGCACCACGTTGAAAGTATGATTAAATTGTTCCATCAAATTATAAAAGAAAACCCAAATATTTGGACAGAAAAATTTAAAGCAACTATCTATCAAACAGCTAGAGATATGGTTGACCTTGAAGATAAGTTCATTGATTTAGCTTTTGATATGGGTGGGATTAGAGGATTAAAACCTGAAGAAGTTAAAAAATATATTAGATATATAGCTGATAGAAGACTTCTACAGTTGTCTTTAAAACCTAATTATAAAGTAAAAGACAATCCTTTAGGTTGGTTAGAGTGGGTGCTTAATGGTGTAGAACACGCTAATTTCTTTGAGAATAGAGCAACAGAGTATAACAAAGGTACTGTCACAGGTAATCTTTGGGACTAAAGTTTCACTTTTAGATGAAAAACATTGACGAAGATTTGGTTTTACCTACAAAAGTAGATGACCTAGTCAAACTATTAAACAAAGTTTACCCAGAAAAATCACCTGAATTAAAAGATGATACTAAAACTATTTATTTTAATGCAGGACAAAGAGACGTGGTTAAATTTATAAATACTTTAAAAGAGAGGACAGAGAAATAATATGTGTTCAAGACCAAAAATGCCACCTGCTCCGAAAGCTCCCCCTATGCCTGTGAATACTTCACAGCAAGTTGGAGAGCAGACAGCACCAGAGCTAGTTACAGCTAACGAGCAAGATTTAAACATCAAAAAGAAGAAAGTTAAGAAGTCAGGTACAAGTGCTTTAAATACTGCTTCTGGTTTAAATATCTCTACAGGTGGTTCTAATTATACAGCATAAATAGATGGAATATACAGGTGAATTAACTAAACAACAAACAGCTAAAGAACGATATAGCAAGTTACTTACTAACAGAGAACACTTTTTAGATAGAGCAGAAGAGTGTAGTGAGTTAACAATCCCCTCTCTAATTAAGCCTGATGGTTTCACATCATCAAGCGATTTATACAATCCCTTTCAATCAGTTGGTGCTAGAGGTGTCAACAATTTAGCAAGTAAACTTCTTTTACTTTTGCTTCCCCCAAATTCCCCATTTTTTAGATTATCAATAGCAGGAGAAGCTAAAAAAGAATTACAAGAAAATAAAGAAATGAAGACTGACATAGAGAAATCTTTGTCTGTTATTGAAAAAGAAGTATCAAGTAAAATAGAACAACTTGCATTAAGAGTTTCAGTATTTGAAGCATTAAAACATTTAATAGTTGGTGGAAACGTATTAACTTATTTACCTAAAAAAGGTTCAATGAGAGTATTTCCTTTATCTCAATATGTAGTTAGAAGAGATGCTTCAGGAAATGTATTAGAAATAGTTATTAAAGAATTAACTAGCATTTTATCTTTAGGAAAAGAGATAGCGGCACAAGTTATTTCAGACCCAGAGTATAAAGAAGATGAAGATGTGGAAGTTTATACACATATTTATAAATTAGATGACAATGATTTTTATGTATGTCAGGAAGTTAATGGAATTAAAATTCCTTCAAGTATTGGTAAATTTAAAAAAGAAAGAATGCCTTACCAAGCATTAAGAATGGTAAGAGTTGATAATGAAGATTATGGTAGAGGTTACGTTGAGGAATTTCTTGGCGATTTAAAATCTCTTGAAGGTTTATCACAAGCACTTGTAGAAAGTGCGGCGGCTTCATCTAAAATAGTATTCATGGTTAGACCTAACAGTGTAACTAGAAAGAAAGATTTAGCACAAACTAGAAATGGTGATATTATTACAGGAACACAAGATGATGTTTCAGTATTACAAGCACAAAAACAATATGATTTACAAGTAGTAGAGAAATCTATTGCTAAATTAGAAGAGAGAATGTCTTACGCATTCTTATTACACACAGCAATACAAAGAGATGCAGAAAGAGTAACAGCACAAGAAATTAGATACATGGCTGAACAATTAGAAACAGCTATGGGTGGTATATATTCACTATTATCACAAGAGTTTCAACTTCCATTAGTAGCAATACTTATGAAAAGAATGGAACAAGCTAGTGAAATTCCAACATTACCTAAAGGAACAGTACAGCCTACTATTATTACTGGTATTGAAGCATTAGGTAGAGGAAATGATTTACAAAAATTAAGAGAATTTGTTGCAGAGATAGGAAATCTTGCACAGATAAATCCGCAAGTTGTTCAGGCTTTAAATCCTGATGATTTAATTAAAAGAATAGCTATTGGTCTAGGAATAGATACTGATGGTCTTCTTAAATCACCAGAACAATTAGCCCAAGAAGCGGAAGCACAAGCTGAACAAGCCGAACAACAACAAGTTATGCAAATGGCAGAGAAGGCGGTTGCACCAGTTGCAAATAATTTATCCAAACCGCAATAATTAAGGAAACAATATGGTAGAAACAGTAGAAATAA